CTTCCCCTACGAACGCAGTCCTCATCAGTTCTGGGGCATCGGCGTCCCCCGCATGATGCGCGATTCTCAGAGCACGATGAACGCCGCCGTGCGTATTTGGCTCGATAACCTTGCGCTGTCCTCTGGTCCCATGCTGGAAGTAAACACCGACCTCTTGGCTGCTGGGGAAGATCCTACAGATATCCATCCGTGGCGCGTATTCCTACGCGAGGGCGGAGACGGCTCTATGCCAGCGGTACGTTGGTATCAGCCGATTGCAAACGCGAACGGACTCAACCAGATCGTTGAGCTGTTTAGGCGTTTTGCTGATGAGACAACGTCACTGCCGAGCTACACGCACGGTGAGACGGGCAAGTCGCTAAACAAGACGGCGACCGGTATGTCTATGTTGATGGGCGCGGCGAACGTAGCGCTCAAGTCAACTATTAAGAACATCGATGACTTCCTGTTAGAGCCAATGATTGAAGGTCTCTTTCACTGGAATATGGAATACAACCCCCGCGAGGATATTAAGGGCGACCTTCGTATCGTAGCTCGCGGAAGCACCGCACTCGTGCAGAAAGAAGTGCAAAGCCAGCGACTACTTCAGTTCCTCTCGCTGGTTTCAAACCCCATGGACGCCCCTCAGATAGATCGAAACAAGTTGCTGCGGGAAATCGCAACAACGTTAGACATTGATCCCGATGAAGTGATCAAGAGTGAAGAGAGGTTACAAGCTGAGCAAGCACTCCAAAATCAAATGCTCGCAGGAATGCAGCAAGGCGGTGCTGGCGCTATCCCTGAAGCCGGAATGGCAGCAGGTCCAGCAGCTCCTGGCGTCCCGATTGGATAACGCCCGAGAGCTACTAGAAGCGGCAGACGAAAAGGATTTCAGATATGAGCAAGGGCGCATCCTTGAGTTGCGTTTCATGCTTGAACTGGAAGAAACGGCGAAAGCCACTTTAGAGCGTGAGAGGACCCGGAAACGGACATCCGATTTCACATAGTTACGGACATCCTTAGAGGACCCGAAAAATGAGCAGAAATGACCCGGCGCGATTAGAAGCCGAAGCAAAAGAGTTAATGGAGCAATATCAGAACGCAGCGAACCCGACTCCTGTAGAGGAACAACCGGAAGTAGTTGAGGAAGAAGAGACGCTACAAGCAGCCCCCGAGCCTGAGGATACGGCTGAAGAACTCGTTGTGGATGAGGCACCAGAGGAACCACTAGAAAGCGGCGAAGTGGATACTTTGAGGTCGGCTTTGGAAAAAGCTGAGAAGGCAATGAAAGGCGCACAGAGTCGAATGACCAAAGCAACGCAGGAAGCGGCAGACCTTCGTCGTCAAAACGATGACATGCTGAAGAGCCTGACAGAGCTTAAAGGTCAGCTTGCCGAGAAAGAGCGAGACACAGCAAAGCTAGCGCAAATCCGGGAGGAGTATCCCGACATCGCTGGTCCCTTGCTTGACGAGCTAAGTCGAACGCAAGCAGAGGTACAAAGTGCCAAGGAAGCTTTGACCGCTCAAGAGCGTTACAGAAACGAAGAGCTACAAGCCCGTGCGGCTGAAGAGCATTTCAACCGTATCCGTGCGGTACACCCGGACGTGGATGAGCTTATTGCGACTTCCGACTGGATGAACTGGCTGGAGACGCAGGATGCAGCTACCCATCAATGGGTGGAGCAAGGTTCTTCGAATGACGTGAACGCTGTATTGAGTCGGTTTAAAGATGAGATGGGCTTACGACCTCCGACGCCGCAAGAGCGGTCTCTGGAAAAGGCACGAGCGGTTGCAGAACCCAAAATGCCGAAAGCCAGAAGCCAAAACGTTACTGGTGAAAAGCGTAACTGGACTGTTGAAGAGATCATGAGAATGCCGAACAAAGATTTTGTGAAGCACCAAAATGAGATTCTTAAAGCAATGGAACAGGGAGCAATTCGCCGCTAATTCTCTTGTGAGGAATTATCATGGCATTTTCATTTTTTAGTACCGGAGCTACTTCTGAAGTAAACTTTATTCCAGAGGTATTCTCCAAGTTGTTGCAGGCTAAGTTTTATTCTCAGTCTGTAATGCCCGCAATCTCGAATACCGAGTACGAGGGCGAAATCTCAGGTCAAGGCGACAAGGTCACGATTCGTACAGTACCCGCTGTAACAATCAACGACTACGCCGGTACAGTGTCAACTCAAGAGCTGACCACTGGCACCGTCGAGCTTTTGATCGACAAGGCTAAGTACTACAGCTTCAAGGTCGATGACGTGTTGGCAGCGCAAGCTGACATCAACATGCTCGAAGCCGCATCTAGCGATGCTGCTGAGGGTATGCGTATCGCCGTTGAGACAGACGTACTTTCCTCTGTCATCGGATCTGCGACTACAACTACAGCACAGACAACCATCACAGCTTCAAACATCTTGGGCAAAATTCTCGAGATCTCTGAAGCGCTTGATGGGTTGAACATCCCAGAGGAAGGTCGTTACATCGTTCTCCCTCCATCGATGATCAACATGCTCAAGCAATCTGAGCTGCGTCAGGCGTACTTGACTGGAGACGCGACTTCGCCTCTCCGTAACGGTCAGGTAGGCATGGTGGATCGTTTCACTGTTTACCAGTCAAACCTCCTCCACACACCAGCTTCTGGTACTGACGCTACTTACACCCACGTTCTTGCGGGTCACCCAAAGGCAATCACGTTCGCGTCACAGTTCACTAACACTGAAACTGTGCGCCTCGAGACTACTTTTGGTGATGCTGTCAGAGGGTTGAAAGTCTACGGATCCTCTGTAGTCACTCCTGATTGCCTCGCTGTAGGTAAGTGGAAGGTCTAAGACCGTCCGGGGGGCGCAAGCCCCCCAGTTTTTAAGGATTGAGAGATGGCAGATAAAACTCGTAAAGACGAAATCTTCGAAGAGGCTATGGAAAAGTACGGCGTCAAGCTCGACCGGCGGTCACCGCTGGAAGTGCTCGAAGATAAGCTCGACCGTCTCTCGAAGAAAGCAAAGAACCCCGAGCCAGAGAAGAAAGAAGTTGCAAAGGTAGCTCGCACTATCCGCAACAAAAAGACCGGCAATACGTTTGGTCCGCTTCCCGGCTGGGAAAACAACCCTGATTTTGAAGTCATTGAGTGGGAGACTGAAGATGGCAACGACTAAGGTAGTAGACATCCTAGACCGCGCTTCAATCATCCTTCAGGACAGCACAAACGTTCGGTTCCCTAACGCAGAGCTATTGAAGTTCTTCAATGACGCTCAGAAGGAAGTGGTCCTGCACCGCCCCGACGCGAAGATGGTGAATGAGTCGTTTGCATGCGGCAACGGCAGCAAGCAGTCACTGCCAGCGGCTGCATTGCGCCTGATTGAGATTGTTCGCAACGTAAACGGAAGAGCAGTAACTCAGGTGGATCGCAAGATCCTCGACGAGACCCTTCCTAACTGGCACGAAACTGCGGCTGGAACCAACAAGATCGAGCACTACATCTACGATCCTGCGGATCCAAAGCACTTTTACGTGTATCCAAAAGCAACCAGCGGCACACACTCTATCGAGATTGTGTATAGCTCAGCACCGTCTGATATCGCTATTAGCGACTTTACGAGCGACACAACCACTATCAGTTTGGATGACGTGTATGCGAATTGCATACTGGATTACATACTCTATCGTGCATACCAGAAGGACTCTGAGTTCGCTGGTAACGCCGAGCGTTCGATGATGCACTATCAATCGTTCGCTAACGCGCTTGGTGTTAAGACCAATGCCGATGCGGCTGTAACTCCGATGCCAAACACTCCTGATCGCAACGCTGGGAGAATGTAATGAAATACTCTGACTTCACCGTACATGTGAAGCCGGAGTGCGGCGGTGCCCCGGACTTCCTCATAGAGAGAGCGGTACGGGATGCCGCCATTGATTTCTGTCATCGAACAGATGTGTACATCCCAGAGCCTGAGTTCATCACCATTATTGGCGGCGTGAACGAGTACGCAGTGACCCTGCCGACAGGTACTGAGCTTAATCACATCATCGATATTTTTGACAACAAGACCGCATTGAAGCCTGTCAGCTACAACGAGTTGCTGCGGAGGCTTGGTGACGAGACAGAAAAAGGTAACCCCCGGTACTACGCGCAGCGTGATAACACCGACTTCTACCTTGCTCCGATCCCCGACAAGAACGATTCGTTCAGGATCCTGTATAGCGTCAAGCCAACGTCAACCAGCACATCAATACCTGACACAATTGGTAAGGAATACCGAGAGACCATCGTTCACGGTGCTTTGTTCAGGTTACAGATGATGGCGGGTCAGCCATTTGCTGACGGAGGCGCAGCTCAAGCTAATCGCACTCTATACGAGCGTGATGTCGGTCGCACAATCAGACAGGTCAAGTACGGCTTTAGTGGCGGTACGCTTACCTGCAAACCGAGGGCGTTTATCTAATGGCTTATCTAACAACTATAGATCTGGTCCAAGGCGACAGACTCCCTGAGATCGAGATCACTCTCAAAGACTCAAATACAGCGGCAACGGGGCTGACATTAGACCCTGACGACCCTGCAACATTTGCGCCACTCAGCCTTGATGGTGGGTCGGTTCGAATGCGGGTGCGGCAGGTAGGTCAGACAGCACTGATTGACACCCTGGTTGGGACAATTACGGATGCGCTAGGCGGCAAGGTAACCTTCGTTTTTGATAGTGACACTCTCGATACGACCGGCGTCCTAGAAGGCGAGATTGAGTTTACTGATTCAGGATCTCGCACCCAAACTGTGGTTGACCTAATCAAGTTCAAAGTCCGAAGCCAGTTTGGGTAATTAGATGGCGATCTTTGCCGAGGTCAAGTTCCGACGGCTGGTCGCTAGCGCTTCAAGTCAAAGACTTCATGTAACCGCGACACAGCGAAAGTTTGCCGCGATCGTAGTCGATCGGGATCTTGTCGCGCAGGTAGCACATCAAAAGCTCCACACCCAAGTCAGCTATCGCGAGCTATATGCCGCGACTAACTACCGCAGATTGTTTCTGGATGACATTCACGTCAATCCAGAGCGAACGATTTACTTCTT